TTATTGCTTTGTAGTTGGTCATAAGATACTTGCCAATTCTTCTTTTGTTAGTCCGGCAATGTCTGCAAGTTTTTTGATAGCAGATTCACGCGCATCTTGTTTGGCTTTATACTCGGCTTCAAGTAGGCGTTGTGTTTCTGCTGTGGCTTCTCTTTCTGCAATAAATGCTTCTTTGTCTGCACCAGTTAATTCAATAACTTCTTGACCGATTTGAATAGTGATTTTTTCTTTTGCCATTATTTATTTACTCCAAAAACTGAATATGTACCAGTAAATGTTCCTGAACCTGGGTAAAAAGTTACAGCATCATATTGACTACTGTTAGACAAAACGCCACCAAAAGTTTCAAAAAAACCACCAGCAGTTGCTACTTGAAATATTGATTTAGAAGGATTAGCACTCTGTGGGTCTAATACTTCTACTTTAAGAGCATTTCTAGAAGTGGACATATTTGTTGATGAAGTATAAGCAGTTACTCCTGAACCTCTTTGTGAAGATATTGTTGCAGAATTATGTACAGTTGAAATACCAGCAAAATAATAATCAGCACTTGTAGCATCAGTTCCACTAGCCCTATATCTCATATTTATTGATGAACCAGCAGACATTGTCCAATTAAGATAAATTACATAATTATCGTATGTTGAAGTAAAAGTATTTGTAGGTAAAGACACAGAACTTACTGCACTAAAAGACACTGTGGATAATTTGACCATTCCTGGTGCTGGTATAGCAAACACTGTTGCATCAATAGCATCACCTAATGCTTCAATTGCTGTTGCGCCATCTTTAACTAAATCCGTACTCGTTGGCACCGGCCAAGAATAATTCGGGGTAACTGTTGCCATGTGTTAATTAACTCCTAATAAGGCGTCTTGCCATTGTAGTCCTGGGTCTATTGTACTCCAGATTTCACCAGCATATACATCTTGCCACGCCACAGGCACAGCTGAGAATGTGAAGTCTGAAACATTCAATGTAAGCCTAGCAGTGAATCTGTCAATGTCCCACGACCATCCCTCAACATAACCGAAGAATTGATTTGGGTACAAAAGGGCAGGGAAGTCTGTAACAGATACCGGCATACCAAAGAACACACCTACCAAAGAATTGAGCAAAGTACTGGTCATTGTTGGCGCATCAATTTGTATTTGAATACCTTGAATTACTGGTGATGGGTAAGCGTTAAGAAGTACTAGACGATCTGCCAAAGTATCAGCATCACCTGAGTTCTTTAAGAATGTTTCAATTGATTGTGTAACTCTGCCGTACTGACTAATCGAGTCAAGTTCCTCAACCTGCATTACATCTTGAGCTGCGCCATAGATAACTCTTACATCGTTGATGATGTCATTTCTGGATGTCGTCACATTGATTCCATCGGCAAGGATAAAGTTTTTTGAGATGTTGATAAACCCGTTGGCACTTACATAATCAGCACGATGGTCTTGGTCTTGATAACCGATACCACCGGATGTAGTTTCATAAATAAAGCCTGAACCTGAGTCAGCAACAATTTGAACATAGTTTAAAGCATTTAAAGGTTCTGGTGCAGCAACGGAACTAAACAGATCATACGTTCCAGGTGTGTCAATTGCTGATATATCAACACCAAGCAAATCAGCCCATGTTTCGGTTGTGTAATCAGTCCACACTTGTGTTGCAGGTAATTCATTCCATTTAAGGCCAAAAGTGTCAGTGACAACTGAAACAATCCTGTCACCATCTTTTTGTTCGGCATAGCCAACAATGTTTGCTTCTTTAGCTGCAAGTTCTGAAAGCGCACCGGATGCACTGATCTGTGTGATGAAAGTATTTGTTGTGCCAGCATCCAGCACTGAGACTGAAACATCTGTAACTAAGCCAGTGAAGATTGTGGTGTCAACACCAGTGTAGTTGTCCAGGGTAACTGTAATGGTGTCAAAGATTTCAACATCTGTGTAAGGCAAATCTAAGAAGTCAATTGTTGCAAAGCCTGCTGATGATTGTTGTTGTACATCATCACGACCCATGCTGATTTGCACACCTTCAAGTGTGTAATTTGTTACAGCTGTGCCATTGATTTTAACTGTGGCGTTTGGTGACCAAGGCATGATTATCTGCCTGGAATCATTGGCTTAACAAATTTGTTAACTGTGCCAGCCTTTGCAGCATTGTTGATTGACTTAACAACTGTGTTTGCTTGAGCCTTTGAATTAGTTGCACCAAAATTATTTGTTATGTTAATTGCATTTAATGCGCCTTGAGGATTTCCAAAAGCAACATTGCCAACAGCTTTAACTGGTGCAAATGAGGCATCAAGTAAAGCGCCACCAATAAATGAATTGCTTAATCTTTCATATGCTCCAATGGCTTGTTCAATCTTTTCAACAAATCTAGTCATCAAATCGATTAATTTAACCAATGAACTCTCACCTGTGTTTGGATCAATGTTTAACAACTTAGTAATTGAATCAGCCAAGTTCCTTAATTCTTCACCGAGAACATATGCTGAACCCTCGGTTGAATCCATGTCATAACCAAAAGTCACTGCACCAGTTCCGGCATCATAAAAGGCTTTAGTCAACCCTTGTTTGCCAGTCCTAGTAAATCCATCCACAAGTCCTTTAACAGCATCAGACATTGGCCCGGCCATAAATGTTGCAACCTTTTCCAAAACAGGAAACAAAGCAAATCCTAATTGTTCTTTGGCTTCATTAACTGTAATCTTAATTCGTTCCATACGACCAGCAAAAGTCTCAGCTGCTACAGCTGCTTGACCACCAAAATTAGCATTTAGTTGTTTAACAATCTCATCAAATGAAACTGCCTCTTCTTTTGTAACTTTAATTGTTTTGCCTTGCTTGTCAACAATTTTGTTGTACTTGTCAGATGCATCAGCAGCAGATAACTGAGCCTTTTCCAAAGCATTCTGTGCCTTTTGAATATCCAAAGAATCTGATTTAGCATTGTTTAATACTTTGTTTAATCGTTCTTGAGCTGAGGCCACACGCAAAGAGGCAGACTCATTGTTCAGCTCTTGTTTTGCCAAATCTTCTTTAGATACTCTTAAAGTCTTAGTTGAAGTTGTTGTGGTCTTAAGTTCAACACCAAGATTTTTTAAGGCTTTAAAATTTCCGTCATATGCTTTTGCCAATATGTTTGAGACTTCTTCAAGAGATTTTCCACTGCCGGCTGCAACATCTAAAGCAAGTTTTTGTAATTGTTGTGCTTTGGCTAAGTCATTAGTTGAAGTCAAAAGTCTTTGTAAAGATGGTCTTAACTGATCATCTGAAACACCAGTGGCTCTTTGAGTAGCATCTATGTAAGCCTCAGTAGCAGCAATCTGTTCATCTGTTGCATTTGTCGTATTTCTTAAACTTTGAGCCAGAGATGCCTGGGCTTTTTCATCTTCAATGGCTGCTTTAACAGCTGAAACACCAATGGCAAATGCTGCTGTTCCAACAGCTGTTGCAAGGCCTAAGAATGCTTTGGCTGCGTTTGCAACAACCTTGTCAACTTTGTTTGTAAAATTTTGTGTGTCATCTTGGGCTTTATTTAAGCCTGTGCTGAATTGCGCTGTGTCTGCAAGTAGTTGCAGTTTCAGGGTTCTAATGTCTGCCATGTTAAATCCTTTCGCGCCATTCTCGTCTTATTCTATCAACTTCATCGACCCATCTTTTGGTTATGTAAGGTTGCAATGCTTTGAGTGTTGGGAAGATAAAGTAACCTGCGTTACCTCTGCCCTCGCGTGGTGATCGTGGTTGAAATTGTTTGTACCCTGTGTACTGACCAGATTTTCTTTTTCTTGGTCTGTTTTGGTAAGCACCAAATTCAACACCAAGTGCGATTTCACCAACTGGTGTTCCATTTGCAAGTTTTGGATTATCTCCACCAATGCTAATCACTGGTCCTCGTTTGTAACTGTTTGAAACTTTAATTGATCTTGCAAGTGCTTGCCCTTGAGGTGTTGATTGCAATGCTGAGCCAATAGAAGATGCAGCATCATTTGCAATGTCTCTGGCAGTTTTTTTCATGTCTTGTTTAGCAATATCATCCATGTTTTTAAAAGTTTTTAAAATGGCTTTGATATCGTTGTCAGCAATTTTGATTTCAAAAGGTCTAGCTGCCATGATATCTATTCACCACATCTGCAATTGTTGATACCTGCTCGGCCGAAAGCGTTTTGAACTCTGACAATGGCTGGCGCGAAATGACGGCCAGTTCTATCAAACTTCTTTCGATGCTTCCGGCTGGGTAAAATTTGTTGTTGCAAAGTCCTTTGAATTGATGTGAACAACTTGTGATCGCCAATCTTCAAACTTGCCAACTGGCTTATCACTGATTCGTTTTTGCATTTGGTATGCAAGCCAGAATTGTTGTTCAATGCTTGGTGGCAATTCTCGTTTGAACAGCTCAAGAAAAGTTGTTTCAGTTTCTTTTTCAGCTTGTGCAATCTCCCATGGAATAGTCCACTCTTCGTAAGACTTTCCATTTGCAAGCGTCCATTCTATTTGTATTTTAAACATTTAAGGTGACCCCTGTTCGTTAGGTTAAGCGATTGAAACTGAGCGAATTGGCATTGAAACGGAAACAGTTAATGCGTCCGGTGCAGCGCCACCAAAATCTGGTCTCTTTGGTAAAACACTCAAAGTCATTGTTTTGCTGTTGATTTGGATTGTAACAGTTTTGGTTGTGGTTGGTGCTGTATCAGCATCGCCCCAAATGTCATCACAAACTGAGCCTGTTGCGCCCCAGTCTTGTAATAGTTCTACTGTTAGTGTTCCTACTTCTTTGTCCACTACATAATCAACTAATCCATTCAAGGTTTGAACAGTTGAGTTTGGATCATCTAGTGTAACAGTTGCACTGATTATTTGGTCGTCATAATTCACAGAGTCATATGTGAATGCAATCGATCTACCAGTAATTACTGTGCTTGGCATATATTTCCTTTCTTATGGATTGTAGATTGTAGTTATTGATACTTCAACCGAATAAACATCACTGGTATTCGCTTGTCGTATCCTTGGGCTCGAAACGGATTGTATCTGCCAAGATTGTGGTATCAATGGTAAGACTGTTCCAACCATTGTTTCTAGTTGTACTAATGCACCAGGATTTGTGTTAGGTGCTGCAACTAATTCAAGAATGTATCTAACGCGCCATGCTTTGTTGTTTCCCATAGTAACTGGTTCTAACCATGGATCAGCTGACAAAATCATGATGCTTGGAGTTGTCACAAATTCTGCACCAAAGTCAACAACTGAATAAACGCTGTTTGATGTGATGGCTGTTTTAAGTCCTGCGCGTAGTGTTGCTAATGTCATCCGATTAATGCCTCAACATCAATGTAAGCGCCAAGCATTCCCACAATTCTGTTTTGGATTGTACGGCCTAAAATATAAGGTTGAGGGACAAAATCTAATCCTTGCTGAACTGATCCTGCTGATGTGCGTGCTTTAAATACATCTAATGAAACTGTTAGCACAGCTGATTCAACTGGTGCAACATCATCGTATTGGGATAGATCATTTGCTGATGCAAGGCCGTTTGGTATTACGTTGTACCAATCGTGAATTGTTACTGCTGAAGTTGTGATTGTGAAAGTAAAATCATCAACAACTTCTAATACTGTTTTGCTGCCATTGACGTGGGCTTGAATGCCAGTTATGACAACTGTTTGGCCTTTGTAAAATTTGTGTGGTTTGGTTGTGTGCAAAGTTGTGATGGTTGATGTTTCATGTTTGTGTTTGTCAATTGGTGCGTTCCATTTAACAAGTAAATTGCCGACAACTGATTCGGCAGTATCGATTATCTCAGTCAAAGTGGCATCACTGTAAAGGGTTGATGAAACTCCGTTTAGTGCAGCTCTTAATTCTGCTGGTGTGATGATTGATGCCATGTCTTACCTTTCGTGTGGTGTTACCTGGCAGGACAGGGGTCTAACCTGCCAGGCAACTTTTAGTCGTTGATTAAACGATGTCTAGGCTTCGGAAAGCAGTTGGGTACTTAGCACAAGTTGCTACGTATCCGTAAATTCCGATTTCTACTTCACCTGTTGATACAACGTTTGTACGCAATTGATATGCACTTGACTTGTACATTGTTGCTGCATCAGATGAGTAAATGATTCCTTCAACGCCAGTTCCGGTGTCAATGTTTGGATCAACAACTAATCCCAATCCTGCGATTGTTCCGTTTGTTGAACCTTGTGTCATTAGACCAGCTGCGTTTTGTGGAGCTGCTGCTGCGAATAGTGGTCTTTGTGAACCATCTACTGCTGCAAGCAATGATGCAAAGTTGCCAGTGTCTGCAAGGAATCTGTTTGGAACCTTGCGAGTTACTGCGTATGAATCTGCAATACCATCAGCAATTGCTGCGTATAGTGTTGCACCAGATGAAGTGCCTGTTGCGCCACATGCGATTGAGAATGCATAAGCATCGGCTTTTTGTGCCCATGATGCAGCTAATTCGCGTAGCAATACATCTAAGAATGCAGGGTCTGATCTGTCTAACAATTCAACAGACACTTTGTTTGCACCAGCGATTTTAACAACGCTGATTTCTTTTGAAGTGATTGTTGTATCGGTTGAATCAAATTCAACTGCTTCTGCTGTAACTGCTGTTGTTGCTTGGGTGCCGATTAGTGGACGATAGAATTTCATTCCACTTGCAGGCAATGTGCCTTGTTCAAGAGAATCAGCGAATGGCATTGAGTTATCAATGATTCCGATTAAATCTCTTAAGTAGGTTGGTGGTACAACGCCAATGTTTTCGGCTGTTGTTGCTGCATCAAGAGCTGCAACTAGATCGCGTGCATCTTGGTTGCCTTGTGCTGCATTGAATTGTGCTTTTGCGTATTCGCCAGCTGTAACGTTTAAGTTAACGCGTGGTTTTGCATAAGCAACTGGTGCTGCTACTGCTTTAGAGGCTTCTACTGCAACTTCTGGCGCAGCTTCGACCACTGGAGTTACTTCTTCTGGATTTGCCATTGAAGTGACCTCACTTTCGGTTTGGTTTGTTTGTTCATCACTTGCGCTATTTGCAGTGACTTCTGTTTCGTCTGCTTTTTGAGCAGCGACATCTGTTATTTGTGCATCAGCAAATGCTGGTGTATCTACAATTGATACTTCCAAGATTTTTGCTGCTGTTACATAAACTTCATCTTCTTTGTTTTCGTATTGGTCAATTGATGCACCTATTGACAATCCGGATTTTAATCCGTCTTGTGCAAGAGTAAGAATGTCATCTCCTGCTGATGTGCGTGCAATTTTAAATTTGCCAATGATTCCAACTGGTGTGATTTCGTGACTTATCATTCTGCCACGCACTTTGTTCATGTCATGATCTTCAAACAATTTGATGTCATTACCTAATTGCAATGATCCTTGTTCAAATACCACTGTGCCCATGTTTGTAAATCCAGGGCGACCAAAAGGAACTATGATTCCTGTGATTTCTCTTTTGGATGTTGATGCTGTCAAAATATCGCTATTGAATTTAATTTCCATTGTTACCTCACCAAATCTTCTTCTTCTCGGGCTTCTTCAACTGTTAACACTCCAAGTGGAATTAACTTTTGATATACATCTGCTCTTTCCAATGGATTACCTCTTAAGAAGTCATCCAAATCATATTCCACATACTGTGTTGAAACAGTAACGTCATCCATACTGAGCCTTTGTTCGATGGCAGTTAGTAATGGACGTAGTGAAAAATCAAGAAGTGCTCGGCGTTCAGCTGTTACGTTTGAGTAAGTCATTGAATTTGTTGCAGCATCCAAATAGTATGCCGGGATATTCATTAAGCGTGCGATTTCTTTTGCAAGATATTCGCGTGCTTCTGTAAGTTGTAAATCAGCTGCATTGAACCCAACACTTTGCATATCCACGTTATCTGATAAAAAGGCAGTGCCTTTTGTTTGTCTTGCTTGTTTCCAAGCATTTAAGATTGCTGTTGCTTTATTTGAATCCATTGGAACATTTGCTTTTAATACAACGCTTGGTGTTGGTGTTTCAGCATAATTGAATACTGCTCTTTCAAGAGCTGCTGCTGTTCTTAATGTTCTGCCACCACGATTCAAAATTCCGTCTGGATCAATGCCAGTAAATTGAATTAGTGAACCGATGCCGTTGTCTGGAAGTCTTTGTGCTTCAAGTTGGTAACCAATTACAATTTCACCTGTTGAATCAAGTACTTGTGAAACTCTTGGTGCATCAATCCATCTGATTTGTGATGGTCTGCCAGTTGCAGGATCAATTTCTTTAATTTGCCAATATGCAACACCATGGAACAAAAGATTTTCTGCAGTCATGCCATAAACAACAGCTGTTGGCATGTTCTTATCTGGTTGTGAAATTATTGTTGGTGTTGGTTCAACTCTTGAATCATCAAATTTTCTTTTGACATGTAATTCTAAAGATGCTGCAGTGCCTACTATTACGTTCCTGCCCCTTGAACACGCAGGTACGGATAAAGCCTCACGTCTTGTAACAAATGTTGATGTGACACCATCAAAGCCTGGTGCCCAAACTGAAAGTGGTTTATCTGGAAAAGTATATGGTGCAATTGCAGCTGTAAGTTGTGGCTTTAAGTATTTTGAGTATAGTCCCATAGTCTTTTCATTATCTCATAGATTTAACTACAATGTTACTCTGTCCGAGTTGTTGGCGTGTTAATAGTTAACTGACTAAAACACCAAATTCATTTGAGTTGTTGCGTTCTTGTGCTTTGTGAATTGCTAACACCATTGCAATTGCTGCAACGGCATCTTTTCTTCTGGAGATGTACCAGCCACCTGATTCAGTTGTTTTCTTTACACATGCATTGACAGAGGCAGTCAGTTCCGGCTGACCTGCATGGGTGATGCGTGCCCCTGCCATTGCACCTAGGGTTTCATCGCAAGCCTGGTAATACTTTGAGCCTGCAATGATTTCTGCATTTACGCTCGCCAAGCGTAATTTTGCAGCTACCGAGTCGCCACTAAATTTGTTTAATAGTATCGATTCGGTTTGGTATTTGTTTGACCATTGTGCGATTCTGTCGGCAATTTTAAGATCGTCAATTGGTTCTGTTGAATCTTCCATGTCCATTAGGCCAAGGCCTACTGATCCGTCATCAAGTATTTGTGAACCTACAATTGCAAAGGATGTTCTGTCTGGTGCTATTTCAACACCAATCCAGGTTGGTCTATCTGGTGTAAGTTTCAGGTTTGTTTGTTGGCATGCGTTCCAATGTCCTGGACTCCAAGGCGATGCAAATGTTGCAACCCATTGGCAAAGCATCTCTGTTTGGATGACAACTGGATCATCATTCATTCTGGCTTGTAAAACATTTTCTGTAATCGTGTGACCAAGTGCCGGGTTTGCTTGAACCCACCCTTTACGATCAGCAAGTTTCAATCCAGGTTCAGCACTCCACTCATAGTAGGCAATGTCATCATCTGAGTTGTTTTCAATTTTGTTCATGGCTCTTTGGCGAATTTGGTTTAGTAAGACTGAATGAATATCTCCAGCATTTGATGTTAGATACATCTGAGGATTTTTGGCAGCCTGCATCGTGTAAGCAAGAGCTGCAAAAGCATCAGTTGTTTTATGCATTCTGGCTTCGTCTATGTAAATCGTGTTAGCAGACAACCCTCGAGCACTTCCAGGTGTTGCAGCAATGATTTTGTATCTACAACCATTTAACAGCTCTATCTCTTCACGACCATTAGCCCTAGTAATGGCTTTAACTTTTCTTTGCAACCAATCCTGTGAATCAATCATCTCAATAACTGATCTGAATGTTTCCAAAGCAATATCACGATTTTGTGCAGCAGCTAGTTGCAAACGTTCATCCCAAAGAAACAACCCGGCAAGAATCCTAAACTTTAAAAGTGTAGTTTTGCCATTTTGTCTTGAGATAAGCAAAGCAACAGTGCGAGCAAGCCACTCACCATCATCTTTAACTTTGCAAGCATCATTGATGACATACTTTTGCCAAGGCATCAACGGCATGCCTATTGCATCAGCTAAATCAATAACCTCTTGCCCTTTAGTTGGGTTTGTCGTTTGATAAGTCGATATTCTCGGAGTGGGTGATCCGACCAGCTTTGATGATGTCAATTGGGCTCACCTCATCAACAACGCTTGGCTTATCGTTTCGTCCAAACAACGTGAGGCCGTACTTATCCATCAACTTTGTAAGTTCAGCGCCCCACTTAACAATCATTGGATCACTTTGATTTGAATTATCCATAAGGCCTGCATAAGTCATCATCATTGCAACGCCACCCAAATCTGCTTCAGTAATCCAACCATTCTCTTGTGCAAAATCAATTGATCGTGAAAGAGCTGGAAGTATTCTTTGATTATCTGGTTTCATCCGGTTTGTTTCTCCTCAAATATAGGTGGTTCAAACACCCCAAAATCCCTCGGGGAAAAAGAGACTAAGGAGTGTGTGCGTGTTATTCCGTCACCAAAAAAATCATTTTTCTTTTTGATTTTGGTGTACTTCTCTGCGTATTTTTTCTCTGCAAATGTTTTTGCATCACGATCTTTCTTTCCATAGTTACATGTGGTGCATGCTGCTACAAGGTTTGATTCGTGGTCTACTCCACCTTTGCTTATTGGAATGATGTGGTCAACTGTTGTTGCTTCTTGGCCACAATATGCACAGGTGTTGTCGTCTCGCTTGAGTATTGCCTTGCGTAATTCTCTGTATCGTGTTGAGTAACTCATGCTTTTCTCAGCTTCTTTTTTATGTCTTTGATGTATGTGATTGCTACTTCTGGATCAACTGAATCATCTAATGGTGGGTTGTATTTGTCTGGTATTTGTGTCTTTTTTAAATGTCCGATAGAACGTTCTTTAAGAGTTATATAAGAGTTATGTAGGACACCATTGTCAGGGGTGGTAGGACGTGTATGTCCGGGGTATAGGACACCCATGTCCGGGGTGGTCATTCTGTATAGGTTTGATTGACCTGTCCTTGTTTCAACTTCTAGATGGCCTTTGTTGATTAATTCAATTTGTATTCTTCTGACTTGTCTGGTTGATAAGCCCATCATTGTTGCGATGCGTTCTTGTGATGGCCATGCTGCGCCCTCTTGATCGTTGAAATGGTCAGCTAGTACAACCAGTAATAGTTTTTCCATGGGTGTTAGGTTTTGTTGTTCTAATGCCCATCCCACTAGTTTTGCGCTCAATCTAATTCCTCAGTGTAGAGCTTTAGATCGCATGTTGAACACCCAAGTTCTTTGTTATATAACTTGTTGCATTCTTTGCAGTAAATGTATGTGGTCATGATTTAAATGCCCATACCATAATCACCAAGTATAACCCCAAAAACACTAGCTTTTGTGTTGTTGTCATTTCTTGCCTGTGACAATCTTGTGGCATACGCTGCAATGCTTTTTGTTGAATGTCCAGTTACCACAATTGATGCATCTTTGAATCAGTTTGTCCATTGAGGCAATAATTGAGTTAGTGCGTGCGTTAACTGCTACATAATCCCTGTGCTTCATTCTTGACCCCTTATGATTCGTTTGGCTAGTTCAATGTCCTCTTGATTTTTGAACAGTGCCTTTTTGTTTTCAATGTCTTGTGCAATTGATTCTTGTAATGCTTTGGCAAACTTGTAATCATGTGGTGTGTATTTGTTATTCATTGTGCATCCGGGTGTTTGTTTGTCACATGCCACATGAATGACTTGTTTAATGACACCTGTGTTGATCCGTACAGCTCCAGGCCACAGATTTCACATCTCATAGTCCAGTAATTGAATCTATGATTTTTGACTTTGTCTGGTTGACCTTTTCTTGTTTTGGATACACCTAGTAGCACCAGGAATGATAACCCTAATGCCATGAGTATTGCTTGTGCGATTGTTGCTAGTGCCTCGATCATATTAACCCCAGTTTTTTTGAGCATGCAGGCCAGGCTTTCCAGCCTTGTATTTTGTGCAAATCACGCGCAGCTTTGTATTGGATGAACCAATTGGCTTCATGTGGTTTGCCTTTTTGTCCCACAAATTCCCATGATGCTTGCGAGAATTGGAACAATCCCATGTACTTGCCTGTTGGTGAGATTGCTTGTGGGTTCATTGATGATTCACACATTGCGATTTGTTTCCAATCGCTTGGTAAATCTATTTGTGTTGTTTTGATTGTCATATACATCAGAATGCCGGAGAAGTCCATGGATCATCCTCTGCTCCACCTGCAGCTATAACTTCAGCTGTTTCGTGGCTCTTTGGTATTCCCTGTTGCCATGCTGTAATGTTATCAAGAAGATGGCCTGATTGTATGTCATCCAAAAGGGGCTTTACTTCTTCAAATGTCATATTTGACTCCGGAACAATCTGCGCATCTTTACGTCTTGATGCAAATTGAACGAAAGCATTTTGTTGATTGGTATCTTTTAGATGCTTTGCGAGTTCACGTTGTAACCAACCAGACATCTTTGGAGTCGCTATCCTGCGAGGCTTTAGATAAGTAATTGGTTTTTCAACAAATGGCACTTCTGTTGCACCAAGTGATTGTTCAACATTGGCTTTAATCATTTCTTCTCTGCTTGGTCTTTTGCCTTTAGGTGCAAAATTGAAATTTGCTAATGCTCTGCCAATTGCAGATGTTTCAGCATTCTCAAGTGCGTTGCGTGAGTTAACGCCTTTTGCTTCTGTGTGTTCATCAGCTAGTCCTGTTGCTACTTGACGATCAGCAACCCAGATAATTGCTTTGACAATGTAATGCCCACTGTTATGTGACACCAGCTCTGTTTCAATTCTTCCATCTTCTGCATGTAGTTCCCAGAATCTTGAAAGTCTTGCCTCTACTGGTTCATAATCTTCAATGTTAAAGAATCCCACTATTGACCCCTTTTCAATTTGTTTATTTCTGTTTCATCAAATCTTCTGTGTCCACTAGGTAGCACTGTTGCTTTGATGATTTGTTTGTCAGCCCATCTTTGAATGGTGCGTGCAGATACCTTAAGTTGCTTTGCAACATCTGATGTTCTTAACATGTTCTTGAGTGTATGTCCGAGATGGCCGAGTAGTCAATCATTTAATGATGGCGTGTCTAACCCCACTCTTTACCATCTGCAATAAATTTGCCTTTAACGTTAATCGGCACAAGCTGAGGGACAACATGATTGTCTTTTACATACAAAAGCCCAAATCCTTGCTGCCAATTTGCAGCCTTTTCTTTGATGTAGCCTGCACCAGATGATCGCAAATCCATAAGGTGTCCTACTTCCATGCCCCAGATAGTGTTTAAACGGCCACCAAAGCCCCTAGAAGCCTTTGAGATGCCTTGCCTGTGGGTGTGGCCACAAACTACGTTTTGGCCTGTTCTGATGGCCAAATTGAGGCTTGTAAGGCCTGCTGATTTTGAGAGTATTCCC